AAGGCTGCGAACTTCATCAACCTACAGAAGGGCCGCTACCGCAAGAACCCGACCGACGAGCTGAAGCAGCAGTTGGCCGACAACTATGCCATGGTGGTCAACCCGACGGAGAAGATGACCAACGAGCTGAAGGAGCTGGGCGTGATTGAATGAAACGCGGTACCGATATCGAGCAATGGTTAAAGCCGCTTGCAGAGGCACAGAATCAGGCTTACCTGACGAATGCCCTGCAAGTGGCTGACGTGCTCGAATGGGTACTGGAGCAGCTCGGCACTTCCACCGTCTGGCAAACCTCGTTCTCTATCTCTGAGGAGTTCCTCAGACGCCTCTACTTCATCCAGCGCGGAGGACAGATCAAGGAGTTTAACCTGGTACTCGACCTGAAGGCGACGAACAAGACGATATCGCTGTGGCCGTTCCTCTGCCAGGTGATCAGCAGAACCTATCTGGCCGACAACCACAGCAAGATATTGCTCGTTGAGAGTGAGAAAGGGGAGGTGGTGACAGTAGTGACCAGCCAGAACCTGACACGAGGAAACAGGGCCGAAAGCGCATTCATCTCTACGGATCTGGACATCTTCAGAACCGTCAAAGCACAAATCGATGATTTAATAACAAACCATAGCGTCCCCCTCAATGACCTTTACAGAGAAAGAATTGGAGCAGATTGAGCAGCTGGCGTCACTTTACCTGCCCGTGACCGACATCGCTACAGTGATGGGGGTGCGGCCGGAGGAACTGCGCAAGCAGATCCGCATCAAGGATGACCCGGTGGCCATCGCCTACCAGAAGGGCAAGACGATGCGTAAAGTACAGCTGCGCAAACAGGAAATCCAGCTGGCACAGGTCGGCTCACCGCTCGCCCTGGAGAATGCACGGCTGGCGCTCATCGACATGGAAGATGACGAATAAGTCAATAAAATGAAAGTGAAGGAAATTAATTTCCTCCAGTGTCGATTTTTCTACACCAGATGTTAAGATTAACAAACTTACAAGCTACCTTACAAGCTAACCTTACATGCCGCTGCCTAAGATCATAGATGTCTGCAAGGTGGATTTATTCACCAAGGAAACCGAGTTACAAGACCGTTACGATGCGGTTACAGTGGCCCGGTTGCTGCGCATCCGTGACGAATACCAATGGGTGCTGGCCAATCCTGACCTGGCAGACCGCCTGTTTGTCGATGAGTTCACCGGCCGTTATGGACTGAGTGACGGCGCCATCTATGCCGACCTGGCCATCATCAAGCAGCTGCTCCCGGCATTGTCGAGCTCGAGCCGTGACTTCCACAGGTGGAAGGCGAACCAGATGCTGCTCGAGACCTATGCCATGGCCAAGAAACGCAAGGACACGAAAACCATGGAACGGGCCGCCTCCAGCTATGCGAAATACAACCGTGTGGACTTGGAGGATGAACAGGTCATGCCCTATGACCAAATCGTTATCCAGCCGTTTACGGCGACGAACGACCCGAGCGTGCTGGGCATCAAGCCCATCCCGGACATCGATAAACGCATCAAGGAGATGACGGAGAAATACCGCCGTGAGACAATCGATATCGATGATGTGGAATACGAGGAGGCCGACCTGGAAGAAAACGAACTCTTTGGCCCTGCAGATGAAACAGACGAATCCCATATACTTTAACAAGCCCCAGCGGCTGACACAGCTGATCGGGGCGAACACCACGGTCATCGTGGCCGGGCGTCGAACGGGTAAGACGGACTCGATCGCCGCTCCTTTCGTGCTGCGGAACATGCAGCGCATGAAGGGGAGCACCGGCGGCATCGTGGTGCCGACCTTTCGCCATGGACTGACGAACACGATTCCTGGACTGTTGACGGCATGGAAAAGATGGGGACTGCTCGAGGGCATCCACTATGTGATCGGCAAGAAACCGCCCAAGTCGTTCGGCGTTCCCATCATCGACCCGAAGTATTACGAGCATGTCATCAGCTTCTACAATGGCTCGGTGGCCATCATCCTCTCACAGGACAGACCTGGCGCCGCCAACTCGCTGACACTGTCCTGGGTGCTGGTGGATGAGGCGAAATTCATCGATTATGACAAGCTGAAGGATGAGGTGTTTCCGGCAAACGGCGGCATCAAGTCACACTTCGGGAAGCACAGCTTCAACCACGCCGTGATGATCCTGAGCGATATGCCGCAGACCCAGAAAGGGTCCTGGTTCCTCCACTACCGGGAGAAGATGGACGTGGAACTGATCGAGACCATCAAGGGCATCATCTGGCAGATATGGCATACGAAAGAACGCATCCGCGAGATGAAGGCTGCAGGTAAACCCGTTCCTGGTTACCTGCAGGGGAAACTCCGGCTGCTGGACCGTGACCTGAATCGGCTGCGCTCGGTGGCCGTCTACTATAAGGAATACTCCAGTATCGAGAACCTCCAGCTGCTGGGTGAGAACTACATCAAGCAGATGAAACGCGACCTTACGCCGTTGACGTTCCAGACATCGATACTGTGCCAGCGAATCGGCATCGCCAAGGATGGCTTCTATTCGTCTATGAAGGAACGCCACAAATACGACGCTAGCGATTTCGAATACCTGGACAGCCTGGGATGGCACCCTGACCCTTCAGCACTCGACAGCAGGGCAGACCGTGACGTGGATCCTGACGCGCCCATCTGCATCGGCATGGACTACAATGCGAACATCAACTGGATTGTTGCCGGCCAACCGAGGAGGGAAAAGCTGCTGGTCATCAAATCGTTCTACGTGAAATACCAACGCAAGATCCCGGAGCTGGTGGCCGACTTCTGCGCTTACTATATGCACCATCGGAAGAAGACGGTGGTGTTCTACTATGACGCAACGGCCTTGGGCTCGAACTATGCGGTGAATGAGCAGGATTTCCAGTGGGTCATCAAAACGGAGTTCGAACGCCGGGGATGGGAGGTCATCAGCGTGTACCTCGGGAACCCAATGCGGCACGACGAGAAATACCTGCTGATCAACCAGGGCTTCGCGGGAAAGAACCGCCTCATGCCGTACTTCAACCGCCAGAACAATGACGACCTTATCCTGGCGATTCAAACGGCTGGAGTGGAGCGCGGCCGCAATGGTTTCCGAAAGAATAAATCGGGTGAGAAACTGGAGGAAAATGAAGAAAATTTGTTGGAACACCGCACCGATGGCACGGACGCATTTGACACACTGTATATAGGCTGCGAGAAGTTCCCGCAGCAGGTGATGACAAGCCGTTACTCATTAATTGGAATCGGATAACTCATAGTTTTTTAAGTTTTGGAAAGTTAATAAATAAAGAAATGGGGATGGTGACTCGTGAGAGCCGCCATCTTTTTTGTACTGCCTGGAGGTTGGCCATTGGATGGACGATGGGGTGCTGCCATGGCTTGTTTTAATGATTGACAGCTGTCGCTACCTTTTTCTGATGCAAAGGTAGTGCGGCTCGCTGCACGTCAAGGCTGAAATGAACAGCGGGGAGAAATCTCCACACCTTCGGGTAGTATTTCCCGCCGCTGGCCTTGCCTCTGCTGCTACCACCGCCTACTTGGTGGGCATCGTAAAAAGGTTATACGCGACAGCGTGATCAATGATTATAAACAATTAAAACAAAAAGTTATGACAGCAGTATTTAACACATCGTCCCTCAATTCAATGGCTGGCACCTCCCGCCAGTCGGGTAAAAAAGGTTACCGCTCTTGCGAGCTCAATAATTACAAGGTCGAGGTGGTGGACTTCGATGGCGCCACCGAGGAGTTTAACGTGGAGGCCTCAAGCCACTCAGAGGCCGCCGAGAAGGCCGAAGAACTCGCCTGCGGTATGCAGGTTAGCTATATGAACATCTACAAAGATAATTTTTAATCCACATTTATGTTTTAGAAGTTGCGCACGACACGGACCCAGTGCTACCGCTATGTTTAACGATTTTGATTTAGGTACTATGACCAGCCAGACCCTTAACATCGTCCCCGTGATGGAGCAGGCCGCCGCCCTCGTTCCCGATGTAGAACTGCATGAGGATGACCGCTTTCTCGACTTCGAGAAAAACAAGGTGCAGCCGCTCACGATGGAGCAGCTGAGGCGCACCCTGCGCGAACACGATGCCGAGAAAGGCGACGCCATCCACGGCATCACACACGTTGACCTCATCGATGGAGTCATGGACATCTGCCGCTCCTACAACTACGCACCCGAGATTTATGACATGTTCGCCACCAACAACCGGGACAAAATGACCCCGGGAGTCAGCGTGTACCCCGAACTGGAAGCGCAATACGGCCCCAAAGCAGTAGAGGCGCACACCATCCGCCGACTCTATGCGAACATCCGCCTGCGGGACTTCGACACCGAGGAACTGACAACTAACATCGCTGTCAGCTACACACAGCGAGGCCTGCAAATCGGCATCGGCCGTAATGTGATGGTATGCCATAACCAATGCATGTTGGCCGCCGAGCACTATGTGGCCGACTTCTCGATGGCCGACCACAAAGGCACACACAAGACACCCGCCGACATGCTGGCCACCGTCCGCCAGTGGATGCGCGACCTGCGTGACATCATCGCCGAAGATGATGAAATGATAGAACGCATGAGACGCGCCATCCTCACCCCCGCTCAGGTGCTGCTCGTTATCGGGATGCTGACCGCCGCCCGTGTGCAGGCCGACTCGAACCACAAGGATATCAAGGTTAACAACGTCTACCCCCTCAACCAGGCGCAGATCTCCAAGTTTACGGAGGCGCTGCTGATTCGCCAACACCATAACGGCCGACTCTCCGCCTGGGACATGTACAACGCAGCTACCGACCTCTACAAGCCGCAGACCGCCGAGCAGACCATGATACTGCCGCAAAATATGGCTTTTGTGAACTTCCTCCGCTCTAACAACGTGATTTGATGAGCGACAGACCGATGGCGGTGCCCGCTCGGGCGCCGCCTTCAAGGTCTGAGGGAAACCTGCGCGAAAAAATCGGGCTCCCTGCAGGGAGACCCGATTTTTCTGTCTTTTCGTATAAAAGAAGTGGAAGATACTTTTGTAATATGGCAACAAGCATTCAAAATAATCTGCTGGAATATTACTTCTCGTCACAGCTGCCTGATTTGCGATGGCAAACGGACGAGGAAGCACTCACCGTGTCTCTATACTGCCCAATAGAAGGCGTCGATATACTGGAGCTGACATTGACCGCTGTAGGTGGTTATGTCGACCTGCAGGAAGTTCGCGATGCGGTGGAGCGAAAAATGCGCTACTTGAATAAGGACCAAATCTATCTGCAAGTGCGATGGAAAGAGCCTAGCGCTAGAATCTATAATATATCTGGAGGGTGTAATGTATATTACTGCGTACAGAATATCGTGGGCAGCTGCAGCGCATGGATAGAAGCACATTTTCTGACCACGCTGAAAAGCAAGCCTCTGCCAGGCGAGAACGCTACGGAACGCCTCTACTTCTACGCTTCTCGAGCCATGGTTGTCACCCCTCAGACATGGGTGACCTGCAGGCTGTCTGACGGCACCGTCCGCACGATAGAAGTCTCCTACTTTGGGAGTGTGTCTGTCAGTGACTCTACCAAAGGCGTGCTGTCCTGGACACTGCCTGACATGCTGGATGCCGCCCAGGATGAAAATGAGGATGTGGAGGAAGTGCTGGCAGTGGCCATCAACGCCGGCAGCCGAATCATGAACTACTACAAGCCTCGCATCACTCCTAATTTGGCCATCGCGTTCCTGAACTGCTTCAGCCTGACGGAGATCGCCTGGCTGAACTGCGTGACGACGAAGAAGACCAAGGACGGCCGCAAGGTCGCCCATGTGGCGCACCGGGCAAAGGTCTATGACCTGGATCCGCAAGTGACCTACGAGACGGAAACCTGCCCGCTGCCGCTGGAGGTGGCCGACTGGCTGTCACAGCTGGTGACGGCGCAACTGGCATGGCTGGGCGACGGCACCGCCATCGTGATCACGGAGGGCGACGCTTCCATCAGCGACGATGCCGCTGTAATGAACACCCTGAAATTCACCTGGCAGCGTGACGACTCGCGCGATCTGGCGAACATCGACGGTGTGGACATCAACATATTCAACCAACCGCCGTTCGGCTACCAATTCGATTAATCATGGCACACTCCATCCATATATCCACAGCCCGCAAGATGCTGGATGCCGGCGATCCTGTGGACATCTCCTTCTGGACGAAGGAGGGCGAGCTGATATCACTGCATGATGTGGTGGGACTGAGCTACAACTTCCGCTCAGGCACCCACAACATCAAACTGCTGGCCAGCCGCCAGATCCGCACCATCCGCGATGTTTTTTTGTACAAAATTAATGATATGACCATATTTCTATGAAGACAGAAAAACTGATGACACCGAGCGTTGAGATCATCCCCGGTGTGGAAGCCAAGGCCGCATTCCTTCTCGACAGCAGCTCGACGTTCCGGGAGCAGAAAACGGACGCCGTGAAACTGGGCGAGAATGATTACTATATGCCTTGGGGAAAAGGCAACGACATGCCTTACAATATCCTGGATCTCATCGAGAGCGATGAGACGGTATCGACATGCCTGATGTGGAACGCCCAGATGTGCTATGGCAGCGGACTCAAATACAACACGGATGAGGCCAGCAAGGAAGTGGCTGAGGAAGTGGATGAATGGCTGCTCGAAAACTCCCTCACATCGTACTTCCTTGGCGTCGCACAGGACTTGAAGCATTGGGCATTCGCTGTCAGCGTGATCATCCTGAGCAAGGATGGCAAGCGCATCGCCCGGCTGATCCGTAAGGAGGCCTGCTATTGCCGCTTCTCCAAGGCGAACGAGAAAACGGGAGTCATCGAAAAGGTGTATTACGGCGCCTGGCGCGATGAGGTGGAGCTGAAGGATCTCGAGGTGATTCCTCTGCTTGATGAGCATAACCCCTGGGGCGACCTGCAGGATCGTCTCAACCGTAACCTCGTCAAGAAGAATAAGGATACCAAGTTCGCCATCGTGACTCGCGTGCCGACGGCTGACCACACCTACTATCCCATCCCGTACTGGGCCGCCCTGTTCCGCTCGAACTGGTACGACATAAAACGTCTTATCGCCCTGGCCAAGAAATCCAAGATCCAGAATGCGGCACCCATCCGCTACCTGGTGGAAATCTCTGACAAGTACTTCGAGAGACTCTTTGCCCAGGAGGGCATCACCGACCCGGAACAGCGGAAAGCGCGTGTGGTGAAGGCCAAGCAGGAGATCCTGGACTTCCTCTCTGGCACCGAGAACTCGGGCAAGACGTGGTTCGCCAACTTCTGGACTTACCCGGACGGGAAAGAATGCCACGAGGTGATGATCACCCGTGTCGATGACAAGAAGGAGGGTGGCGACTGGGAGAGCGATATCCAGGAGAGCGTGAACATGATCTGCTTCACGTTCCAGGTGCACTCCAACCTGGTAGGCTCTGTCCCCGGAAAGTCCCAGATGAATAACAGTGGCAGCGACAAACGCGAGCTCTACACGATTGCCCAGGCGCTGCAGAAACCCTACCATGACCTGCTGTTCCTGGTGCACCGCATCATCATCAAGTTCAACGGATGGACTGGCGTCACGCCTGAAGTGCCGTTCATCCAGTTGACCACCCTCGATGAGGGTACCGACGCGAAAGAAGTGAAACCCGCTAACAAGAACAATGGCGATGAAGATAATAACGAGTAACGATATCCTGATGGGTATGGTCCCCAATGTGGTGACCACCGTGGAGGGCGAAAAGCCGCTCTTCGAGAAAATGAACCACCAGCTGGAACTTTCCGAGGCTTGGGCGCTTGACACGTTCACAGGTGCCGAAGTGCTGGACGAGATAGCCGGTGAGCCGTCTTCTATCGGATGGAGATACCTGGCGTCGCTGATTGTGGCCGACGCGCTGCGCCGGGCAATACCGTCTCTGGACGTGGTGCTGACACCCAACGGCTTCGGCATCGTGTCCAACAGCAATGTGGCGCCGGCAAGCAAGGAACGTGTCGAAAGGCTGATCCAACAGATGGCCAGCCAACGCGACAACTTCATCACTATGCTGATTATTAATCTTAGGGGCCGTTCCTCGTGGCGCAACAGCCATCAGTTCGCATGGTTCACGGAATCTCTGATATCAGGTCCGAAGGCTTGTGTGACGGCTGTATGTGACCGCATCCGTGAGGGGCAACGGTGGGACCTGTTCCTGCAGCTCAGACAACGTGCCATCACGATTGAGGACGCCATCGCCGAGAAATGGATCAGCTACGGCGTGATGCAGCAGCTCCGCGTGGAACTGATGACAGTGAATAACCCAACGGTGCACCAGGTGGCCCTGAAGGTGCGCTCCTGCGTGTTCAACGAGCTTCGGGGTATGCCACGCAACCACTGGGACCTGGACCGTATCGTGAACTATATCCGCAAAAACGCTGATATCTTCCCGACCTGGGCGACCAGCGACACGGCCAGACTCTACAACAATCCTCCTGTGTTCAAGAACAAGAAAGATTCACCCGGCTATTTCTTCTGACAATCATGGACCCTAAAAAAGTTACCATCAGTATCACGCTGCCGAAGTCATGGGCAGAGCTGACGAATGAGCAGCTCTACTATGTCTTTGACCTGATCGGCGACTCGCTGAGCGGGGCACAGATCCGGGCCTACTGCTTCTTCAGATGGAGCGGGCTGGGCGTGGTGTGCCGCTATGGCGATGGCTATATCCTCCGCAAAAACCGACTGGAGTGCTTCGTTACCGGGGATATCGTGGCCGGCGCGATGCAGTCGCTGAATTACCTGGAGGAATTTCCAGACCGCCCCGTGCGCATCGGGAAAATCCGTAAACACTATGCGTGTGAGGCTGAACTGGATGACGTGCCATTCGAGAAATACCTGTATGTGGAAAACCTCTACCAGGGATATATGCACACGCAGAACCACCATCTGCTGCAGGAAATGGGGGAAATCCTCTACGACTGCGATGGCCTGCACTTCAACTCTGCAGAGAAAATGAATGTGTTCTACTGGTGGACTTCCCTGAAGGAATATTTCAGCAAGCTGTTCCCTAACTTCTTCGTCCCTGCAGGGACACCGACAGACGGCAACCTTCTGGGCAGCTCAAAGTCAATCGGCCAGCAGCTGCGCGATGCGATGAACGCCCAGATCCGCGCACTGACCAATGGCGATATCACCAAGGAAAAGGAAGTGATGGCCATGCCTACCCAAAGGGCATTGACGGAACTTGACGCACTGGCCAAAGAGGCCGAAGAAATCAAACGTAAATATGGCAGCATATCTAAATAAAAACTACAACTGGGACGCTACGGCTTTCTTCAGGGACCTGGTAGTACGTAACAAGCTGGCACAGGAAAATGACTACAGGTTTGCCATGGTGAGCGGCTTGAACGGACTGGAGGAATATATCAATCAGGCGCAGACGGCGAAGGCCGCTATATGCGTGAGTGACATTTCCCCCGGCTACACCGAGATGAACAATACGCCGCATACCCGTCGCGTCAAGACGGTGTTCATGCTGAAACGCCATGCATTGAACGACATGAAGGCCAGACAGGCGTGCATGGACGAGATGCGGGAGATTTTCCGCCAGTTCATGTCGGTGCTGTTCAAGGAGAAGACTCGTATAGAACAGGGCCTCCTCTACCTGGATCCTCGTGTGTCGTTTCAGGAGATCGAGCAGCACTTCGCCATGGGCTGCGCATGTGCCTTCTTCCAAGTGAGCTTCGACGTATATACTAACCTGGTATATCGTGAATCGGAATGGCTGCAATGAACGAGGATAAAGCGTTTAAAGAACGATACAAATATGTGACGTCGTTCTACCTGACCATGCTGAACATCTGGCGTGAGCAGGTGACGCTGCTTGGCGTGATAGACACCGGCATGCTGCTGTCCTCCATCAGGGAGAGCCATTTCGACGCTGCTGGAGATTTCAAGTCAGCCAACTATGAGTGGCTGTTTAACGAATATGGCTTGTGGCAGAACTATGGCACGGGCCGTGAGGTTTACAGGGGAAATCCGGGCGATATCGGCAGAGCGAAAGTGCGCGAGGCCCGCCCATGGATGTCCAAGAAATTCTTTTCTTCACTGATGAACATCAAAGAGTTTATGGCTGATAATCTTGGCAGGGAGTTCCTGGGAATCTTCAGCGAAGCCCTGGACTATGATAAACTGCGCAAAAACTCAAACTTCTATAAAACTCATCCTATCTAAGATATGAGCGACTATACAACAAAAGCGACTGCTGTGCTGTCGGTCAATGGAGACCAGGCTAAAAGTGAAATACCTAAGCTGAAAAAACTGATCGTTGACCTTCAAGTGGCTGTGGACAATGCCGCCAAGGCTGGCAATAAACCGCTGCTGAAAAGCCTGAAAAGAGAACTGAAGGACGCGCGTAAGCAACTCAAGGACTTCGAGAGTGCCGCCCATGCTGCAGACTATGTTATGCGTACCTTGGACAAGGCTACGCCTAAGCAGCTGAGTGCTGCACTTCGCCAGCTGAAGAAGGAACTGAACGATATTGAACGTGGATCCAAAGCCTGGGACGAACAGATCAGGAAGATTAAACGTGTCCAGACAGAACTTGACCGGGTGAACAAACAAATGAAGGGCCACGAATCCTTGTGGACCAGATTCTCTAAATCGATGTTCCAATGGGGTAACGCCCTCATGGTGGCCGCTGGCGCCATGACGGGACTGGTGATGTCCGGCCGTCGTGCCGTGGAAGCATTTGCGGAAATGGACCAGGAAATGGCCAACGTCCGCAAATATACGGATATGTCCAAGGAGGCTGTCGAAGGACTTAATGAGGAGTTCAAGAAGATGGACACGCGCTCATCACGCCAGCAGCTCAACAAACTGGCGCAAGAGGCTGGCCGTCTGGGCATGAAATCCGAGGAGGATGTGATGGGCTTCGTCCGTGCTGCAGACAAGATCAATGTCGCCCTGGATGAATTGGGTGAGGGGGCTACGCTTACCCTGTCCAAGCTGACCAATATCTTCGGCGACCGGGAACGCCTGGGTGTGGAAAGGTCGCTGTTGGCCGTCGGCTCTGTCATCAATGAGCTGTCACAGAACTCGACCGCCTCAGCATCCTACCTGGCTGAGTTCGGAAGCCGCCTTGGCGGTGTGGGTGCTCAGGCGAAAATGACGACCCAGCAGATCATGGGCTATGGCGCTGTCCTGGACTCCTATAACCAGAAAGTGGAATCATCCTCTACGGCACTGTCGCAGGTCATCGTCCGCCTGTATCGCGAGCCGGCCAAATATGCGAAGGTGGCCGGACTTGACGTGAAGGAGTTTACCGACCTGCTGAAGAATGATGCCAACGCTGCGCTGATCATGTTCCTCGAGACATTGAACAAAGCCGGCGACATGGATGTGCTCTCTCCGATGTTCGCCGACATGGGCGAGAATGGCGCACGTGCCATCCAGGCACTTTCCACCTTGGCCAAACATATCGATGAGGTGAAGGCTCAGCAACAGGCAGCTAACGTGGCTTTCGATGAGGCTGTGTCTATCGATAAGGAGTTCAACGTACAGAACAATACGGTACAGGCCCAGCTGGATAAGGCCAAGAAAAGGTTCCACGAGATGGCGGTTGAACTGGGTGAGAAACTGATCCCTGTCATGCGCCATACCATCACAGGTACCAGCGCCTTAATGAAAGTGTTGTCAATGACAATTACATTCATTACTGAGTACAAACATGTGATTGTTCCCCTCATTGCTACCATTGCCTCATACACTGTCGTTGTCAAATTAGCTGCAGCCGCTCATGCAATAAAGAACGCCGCTCTGACAGTAGGAACAACTCTTAACCGCCTATATGTCGGCACCTTGAAAGTCCTGTCAATCACCCTTGGGGTTTTGACGGGCAAAATAAAATTGGCCACTGTTGCTCAGCATGCCTTGAACTTGGCAATGAAGGCGAATCCTGTAGGTCTGGTGATTGCAGTTTTAACTGCACTTGTAACGGCTGTCGCTATGTATAGGAAAAGAAGCGAGGAAGCACGAGAGGAACAGAAAAGACTTGCTGAGGATGCGAAAAAAGCAGCTGATTCTATCAGGCAGGCAGAAGGAAGAATCGGTGAGGAAACATCTGCTGTCAAGCGTTTGACTGATGCCATCAATGCCCAGAATATAGGCAGTGGCAGGCGTAATGCTTTAATCGCGGAGTTCAATAATAAATTTGGTTCGTATCTTACAAACCTGCTTAATGAAAAATCCACAGCTCAGGATGTGGCCGCCGCTTACGCTGAAGTGGTAAGGCAACTCCGTGCAAAGATACTTCTCGAGGCCAAAGAAAAGGATCTGAAGGAAACAGTCACACCAAGGTATGGTTGGGAAGCTGAAAAATTGTCCGACTTTGATAAGGCTGCTCGAGGTGCTGGATTCCCGCTCACTGGTGCCTGGCTTAAAGCGGCGACAGATGAAGCATTCAACGCTGGTAAGAGGGATGCCAAATCGCTTCAACAAGCGGTGTTCAAAATGTATGTCACTACGCTGAGAAAAGCAGGAATGGCAGATATTGGCACCGGCTCTAATGTCAAAGATGCCGATGTCCAACGTGCCATGGGCGCATTTATTCGCCAATATGTTAGCACTCGTGCCCATGAAATTGCTGTTAACCAAAAGTGGGCACCCTACGAGAGTGAAATGGATGCTGCTATTGGCGCCGGCATGGACTATGGCCCTGGTGGCTATACGCCCAGTGGAGGTGGTGGCTCAAAAAGTGGTGGAAGCTCGGCCAAGCCGGACAAGTTCGCTGCAGAAAAGGATTGGCGCGAGCGCGAGATTGCCAAGAATAAAATCCTTTGGTTGACTGGCCAACGGGACTATGAAACATACACTAACCGAATGCTCGAGATTGAAACGGAATATCATGCGAAACGTCTCCAGCATGAAGACCTCGTGGGTAATGAACAATTCACCATTCAAGCCGAGTACCTGGAAGCAAGAAAGAAGCAGCAGGAACAGTACGACAAATGGACCATCGAGGAGGAAAACCAGGCTTATGCGGATCTGAAACGACAGGTCCAGGACGACTACCTGCAGAAGCGCATCACCACGGAGACCTACAACATGGAGCTGGAGAATATCGAGATGGCCCACATGAGGGCACTAACCTATATCACCAAGGAAGGTACTGATGAGCGCATCAAGGCTGAGAATGAGTACCGGGCCAAACTGGTTGCCGACCAGCAGAAGCGCCAGCAGGAATATGAAGCTGCCGTTAAAAAACACCAGGAGGAACTGACGAAAATATACAATACCTACTATCTGACCGATAAGGAGCAGAAGGATCGCCGCTATGCTGAGGCGAAACTGCTCATCGATGAAGTCTATAAGCAGGAACTGGCCAAGGCCGAAGACAATGAGGACAAAAAAGCCGATATCCAGAAACGTCATGCTGAGGCCTTGAAGAAATTGTATAAGGAAATCTACGGCGATATGGAGAAAGACGCCAAGTCCTTCGAGGAGTTGATCGGCAAGCTGATGGACAAAATCTTCGGTGAGGGCACCTGGGAAAAATATGGGGAAATGATCAAGTCTATGTACTCCTCCATCTCCTCGGTGTTCGACAGTCTTAGCAAGATGGCTGAAGCTGATAGCGAACTCCGTATGGCCCGCCTGGAGAAATACTATGAGCGTGAGATATCGATGGCTGAAGGCAATGCCTACAAGGTGAAGCAGCTGGAAAGAAAAAAAGAGAAGGAGCAGGCTAAAATAAAAGCTGAAGCGACTAAGCGCCAGTTCGCCCAACAGGTGATATCGGCTGTGGCCGAAACAGCGCTGGCTGCCATTAGAGCCTATGCTACTGCGCCTGCACCTACGATGATATGGGGACCTATTGCTGCAGCCATGGCGATAGCTGCCGGTGGCATCCAGATTGCGGCCATCAAGAAACAACAGGCTGCATCCCTGGCACAAGGCTACTCGTCGGGTGGCTTCACTCCTGCAGGGCGACCTGACCAGCCGGTCGGTATCGTCCATGCGGGGGAATGGGTGGCCTCCCAGAAGCTGCTCAAGAATCCTCAGACCCGTGCGGCCATCGAGGCACTTGACTATGCCCAACGTAACAACACGGTGGGACGCATCACCTCTGCAGATGTGTCCAGGTCTGTCACAGCACCCTCAATTATTGCCAGTGCAGCTGGTGACGGCTCGATGCAACGTGTTATCGTCGCCGTTGCCGATGCATTGGGGCAATATCATGTGACGATGAAGAAACTGGGCGACCGCCTCAATGAGCCGTTCGTGACGGTGGCCACCGTCGACGGGGACATGGGCATCAAACGCGCCCAGGACGATTACCAGAAGATGATGAATAACACCTTGCCAAAGAACAAAAGGAAATGATACTGCTGATTGACCATAAGCCTGCAGCCATCAAGGAAGGCTCGAGTTTTGAATATACATCCGACAACAGGCTGTTCGCTGATCGTGACGACTACACGATGAGCATTGAGCTGCCGCTGGACTGCAAGGAGAATGCGGAGATCTTCGGGAATATCCACCGCAAGGAGGCCGATATCGATAACATCTATTTCGATGCCGAGATAATCGCCGACAACTTCTACAAGTCAGGAGCGGTGGTGATTGTGTCAATCACGGAGACGATGGTCAAGGTGCAGTTCATCGCGGGACGCTCGTTCCAGAACTTCTACCCGGCTTTCGACAATACCTATATCGATGAGCTGGAACTGGGGGCCATCCCTAACTGGCTGCCCAACAACAGGGCGGCAGCTTCGGGTGGTGGCACCAACCGGAATGACAGACCTTCATCACGTTCTGGTGGGGCACATCCTCGAGGGGGCGATGACCCTGTCACCTCGGTGGACGTGTCACCGGCAACGGCATGGGGCACGGGAGATATCATCGCACTGCCCTGGGTGAACGCCACCAGCGGGAACATCCAGAACAAGGCTGACTACGGCTATTATAATGGCACTTATCAGTGGGTATGGCATGTCGTCCAGAATGACGATGACGATACGGAACTGGTGAAGGGCCTCAGCTGCCAGGCTCGCCTGTATTATCTGACCCAGCTGATCTGCACGGCGCTTGGCTATACCTTCAACGCCCAGTTGTGGCAGGATAGCGAATACTATCACCTGTACTCATTCAATGCGGTGCCTTACGCCTGGGGCGGCTGCAACTGGGAAGACACGCTGCCGCACTGGTCAGTCAACGAGTTCTTTGAGAACCTGGAGAAACTGATGCTTTGCGAGTTCGATATCAACCATAAGGACAAGACCATCAACTTCTCCTGGAGCAATGACAATGTAGTCAATGCCGGAACAGTGGCCATCGACCAAGTGGTGGATGAGTTCACGGCTTCGGTCACAAAGGATGACGACAGCCAGTACCGGGGAATGAAGAATGTAGGCTATGCGGATGGTGGGCATAACATGTCGAACATCTATTCCTGTGACTGGTATTTCCGCAAGACAAAAGTATGGGTGACGGAGTTTGACACGCTGCTTGAGCTCGTGACCTATCTGAACGCCAAACCTCGGACCTGGTTCCAAGGTGAGGCCATCGACATGATTTTCCACTGCAAGGATGTCGACAATTATTTCATTCCCTATGTGACGGGACGCTACCTGTTTGACCGGCAGCAGCACAGCGATGTGATGAAATACCTTAACACCTACCAGATTCTACCGCTCAACGCGTTCGGTAATCGCATCTTCGATGAGGAGAAATGGGACGAGAAAGAGGAAATAGGCATCGTGCCCGCATGGCTTGACGAGACGGATCAGGGCTTCATCCCGTTCTTTGAGGCTGGAGAATTGGACAATGTGTCAACGTCCGGGGAACAATATAAGACCAGCATCGACGGCCATGAAACTCCCAACAGCAAGGGTGATGTGGAACCTGACGAGATTCTTCAGTCCACGAAGTTCCGTATCGTCAAAGAAGGTGATAACGATGGAAAGACCAATTATTCCACCCTGCAGGTGGGTTTCTGGTATGGCATGGGCGACTATTACTTTGGCTTGAACCAGCTGCCGCACCCGTTCCTTGATGAGTACGAGGTGCTAACCTATGCACTGGTGACGTCGGTATGGTATCAGCAGCAATTCTCGATCCTGAACACGCTGCACCATGGCAGCCTTCGTCTCAATAGTGACAAATATGGCCAGGGAAAACTTCTGACACAGACCATCACCATCGATAACCATAAAAAGTATGAGTTCTCGTTCCTGAGCGACCATCTGCCGGATGTCCGGGCAACCTTCATCATCCGTGGTAAGAAATACCTCTGCAGCTCCATCAAGACGGACATCACTGAGAACGGGATGAGCCAGATGAAGAAGGGCACCTTCTGGAGGATCTTAGATTGAACCTTCCCAGTCCAGCACCTGCTCGTTCGCCCTCTGCAGGTGCCTCGTGTAAACCTCTGTGATGGCCAAGGAACTGTGACGGGCCTGGTCACGGACGGCAATGCTGGCGATGTTCCTGTCCAGCATCTCGGTGATGCCGGTGTCCTTCAGCGAATAGAACTGCCATTCCGGGCGAAGATTCAAAGCTCGTCTCACGACATCCCAATGGTGCCTGAAGATGACAGGATCCACCTGATGATCACCAGGGCGCAGGTTGATGGAAAAAAGATAATCCTGACTGGCGGCATGGAAGGTGCCCAGTTCAATAGCGTGAGCCATCACCCTCTTGGGGACAGTGACCACCATAGTCTCTCTATTCTTAGCTGCGTCGGCAGGGATCGTTATGGTCCCTGCCTTGATGTTGAACCAGCCGACTCTCAGCCTGGTCATCTCGACAGGCCTGATGAAACAGTTATACAGCAGCTGGCAAGCCAACAGGAAATAAGGATCATTCTGTTTCAGGTACACGGATATCTGCTTGACGACATTGGTGGGTATCACCTGGCGCTTCTTCTTCAAATGCTTCTTGTCGATGTAGGGGATGCCGTCGGTCGGCCGAGTTGTCAAATAAGATTTGTCAACTGCCCATCCACAGAAGTTACTCAGCCAGGAGAGATAATTGTTTCTGGTCTGGCCACC